AATTGGAATGGGGAAATTCATCTATATGATATGAGGTCCAAGCAAATCTATGTTGGACTTCTGGATAAAATTGTAAATTTCTGCGAGCAGTACGGATATTCTTATAAGTTCGAAGAAAACAAATTCTACGGACAACCCTTCGAAGTCAATGAAACAATCTCTTTAGAGGGCGTTAAAGACTATATGAAGTCTATTTGCACTCATTCTCCACGACAGTATCAAGTAGAGGGAGTATACGATGCATTAAGACATAATCGAAAGCTACTGATAAGTCCCACTGCATCAGGCAAATCTCTGATGATTTATTCGTTAGTGAGATACTATGTAGATAAGAACGAAAAAATACTTTTAGTCGTTCCAACGACATCTCTAGTAGAGCAAATGTATAAGGACTTCCAGGATTATGGTTGGGATGCTGAGACATATTGCCACCGTATCTATTCTGGTAGGGAAAAAACAAATGAGTTTCCAGTTACAATCACGACTTGGCAATCCGTATATAAACTAGAAAGATCATTCTTTGAAGACTATGGTGTCATTATAGGTGATGAAGCACATTTATTCAAGTCCAAATCTCTTATAGAGATTATGACGAAACTTCATCACGCAAAATACAGATTTGGATTTACAGGAACTTTAGACGGAACTCAGACACATAAATGGGTTCTTGAAGGATTATTTGGTCCATCATACAAAGTTACAAGAACTGACGAGTTGATGAAGCAAGGGCATCTTTCTCAACTTGATATTCAATGTATTGTTCTCAAACATTCACCTCAAAAATTTGAAACTTATGAGGATGAAATACAATATCTTATCTCTCACGAACAAAGAAATAAATTTATCACCAATCTTACACTTGATTTGAAGGGTAATACCCTGGTTTTATTCAGTAGAGTAGAAGCACACGGGGCAGTGTTATATGAAAAGATAAATAATCAAAAGCGAGCTGATCGTAAAGTATTTTTTGTTCACGGCGGAGTGGATGCTGAAGAAAGAGAATTAGTCAGAGAGATTACGGAGAGAGAAAACAACGCAATTATCGTTGCTTCTTATGGAACTTTTTCTACTGGTATCAACATTAAAAATCTCCATAATGTTATCTTCGCTTCACCCAGTAAATCCAGAATCAGAAATCTTCAAAGCATTGGACGAGTTCTTAGAAAAGGAAAAGACAAAGTAAAAGCAACTCTTTATGATATTGCTGATGACTGTACATATAACTCAAGAAAGAATTATACTCTAAATCACCTCATTGAAAGAATTAAAATCTATAATGAAGAGAACTTCAATTATGAAATAATCACCATTCAATTAAAGAAATGATAGAAGATGATTTTTATGCAACAGTCAAATTAAAAACAGGTGAAGAAATCTTCTGTAAAGTCGCTGCATCGGAAGAAGATGGTAGAACAATGTTAATTGTTTCAAATCCAATTATTGTTTCTGAAATAAAAAGTAGATCTGGTATTGTTGGATATAAGCTAGAACCTTGGTTAAAAACAACCACAGAAGATATGTTCATTCTTAATCTTGAAGATGTACTTACCCTTTCAGAATCTTCAGATATTGAAATGATTATGATGTATCAATCCTATGTAAGATCCGGATCAAAAGATAGTAAAACTAAGATTGATAGAAAAATGGGATATCTTGCTAATGTTAATGATGCTAAGAGATTCTAGAAAAGCTTTATAAGAATAGTTAAGCCAATCTCTTTAACCCCAACAAAGGTTATTGTATCAAGTTTTGAACACCTTGTCAACTATATCGCAAAGTGTTATAATCTCTACATAATAATGATAAAAACTAATGATAACCACAGCAGTTATGACCAAGAGAAAGAGGTCAGAGCATTACGTCAATAACAAAGAGTTCCTTGCAGCGATTATCAAGTATCGTGAAGATGTAGAAATAACCTTTATTAAAAAGTTCGGTAGAGAATTGACGAAAGAAGATCGTGCAAAGACTTGGGATACAAAACCTCCCATTCCTCGCTACATCGGAGAGTGTTTCCTGAAGATTGCAAATCATCTTTCCTTCAAACCAAACTTCGTGAACTATATGTTCAAGGAAGATATGATTTCTGATGGAATTGAAAACTGTGTTCAATACATTCACAACTTCAATCCAGAGAAATCACAAAATCCCTTTGCATACTTCACTCAAATTATTCACTACGCATTTCTTCGCAGAATCCAAAGAGAGAAGCGCCAATTAGAAATCAAGAACAAAATCCTTGAACGCTCAGGATTTAGCGAAGTGTTCACCGATGACAACACGGTTGACGGCGGGAACTATTCCGACTATAATAGCATCAAAGATGGTGTCCATTCCAAACTTCGCTATTGAATGAAAGTCGCTATTATCACTGATCAGCACTTCGGAGCACGAAAGAATTCTAAACTCTTTCACGATTACTTCTTGAAGTTTTATAATGATATTTTCTTTCCTACTCTAGAGAAAGAAGGTATCACCACGGTCATTGATATGGGTGATACATTTGATAGTCGTAAAGGTATTGATTTCTCCGCTCTCTCTTGGGCTAAGAATAATTATTACGACAGACTTCAAGAGATGGGTGTAAAGGTGCATACCATTGTTGGAAATCATACTGCTTATTACAAAAATACAAACGAAGTAAATGCTGTGGATTTATTGCTTCGAGAGTATGATAATGTAACTGTTTATGCTCAACCAACGGAAGTTAAACTGAATCAATTAAATGTTCTTTTCATTCCGTGGATTAATCAAGAAAACGAAGCAGATACTCTAAAACTCATTCAAAAAACCAAAGCAAAAGTTGCTATGGGCCACCTTGAATTAAATGGGTTTAGGGTAAACAAACAAGTTGTTATGGAACACGGATTTGATAGCAAATTGTTTGATAAATTTCAACTTGCTTTTTCTGGACATTATCACACTCGTTCTGATAATGGAACTGTTTTTTATCTGGGCAATCCTTATGAAATGTTCTGGAATGATGTAAATGATAAAAGAGGATTTCATATTTTTGATACAGAAACCTTAGGAAAAGTTTCCATCGATAATCCATATCGACTTTTTTATAATATTTACTACGAAGATACAAATTATCAAACATTTGATACTCGTGAATATGAAAATAAAATTGTTAAGGTAATCGTCCGTAAAAAATCTGATACAAAGAAATTTGAAAAGTTTGTTGATAAACTCTACTCTTCAAATATTGCTGAATTGAAAATTGTAGAGAATTTTGATCTTCAAGAATCTGTAGATTTCGAACCAATAGAATCTGAAGATACAATGTCCATTTTAAGTAGGTATGTAGAAGAATCTGAAATCAATCTCGATAAATCTCTAGTGCAAAAGATGCTTCAGGAAATTTATCAAGAGGCCTGTGAGTTAGTTTAATATGTTTATACTAACGATAAACGGCAAAGAAACTGAGGGTGCATATTCGGTAGCAAATTCTGAGGGAGAGCAGATTTTATATCTTTTTCAAGAAGAAGATGATGCCGTAAGATATGCTATGATGTTAGAGGAAGATGATTACCCAGAAATGCACGTAATCGAAATTGAAGATGATATAATGATAAAAACGTGTGAAATGCACGGATATCAATATGCGGTTATTACTCCAGATGATATTGTAATTCCACCAAAGACTGATTATGATTTTATTTAAAACTATCCGTTGGAAAAATTTTCTTTCAACTGGCAACCAATATACTGAACTTGATTTTACAAAAAATACAACCAATTTGATTATTGGTACGAATGGTGCTGGAAAAAGCACTGTACTGGACGCTCTTACTTTTTCTTTGTTTGGTAAACCATTTCGTAAAATTAACAAACCACAACTTATCAACAGTGTAAATGATAAAGACTGTAGAGTTGAAGTTGAATTTTCTATTGGTAATGTTGAATGGAAAGTCGTAAGGGGAATTAAACCAGCAATATTTGAAATTTGGAGAAATGATAGTTTACTAGATCAATCTGCTGCAGCCTTAGACCAACAAAAATGGTTAGAGCAGAATGTCCTTAAGATGAACTATAAGTCCTTTACTCAGATTGTAATTCTGGGTAGCAGCACTTTTGTTCCATTTATGCAGTTATCTGCCGCTCATCGTAGAGAAGTCATTGAAGATCTTTTGGATATCAAAATCTTTTCTTCTATGAATATGATCATCAAAGAAAAAATTCGTACAGTAAGGGAAGATATTAAAGTTTTAGAACTTAAAAAAGAATCCCTCTTTGATAAGGTAAAAATGCAAAAAGAGTTCATTAATGAACTTGAAAACCGTGGTAATGCGAACATTAATATCAGTAAAGAAAAGATCTCTAAGTTAGATGCTGAAGTTGGTGTTTATATGAATGAGAATGCTTTTTTGGAAGAGGATGTTTTTAAGTATACGAAAGAACAAGAAATCGTCACGGGTGCTGCAGATAAACTTCGCAAGCTTGGAAATCTTAAAGGCAAAATCTCTCAAAAAGTATCGACGATTACTCAAGAACATAAGTTCTTTGCGGAGAATACGGTATGCCCCACTTGTACACAACCAATTGAAGAGACCTTCAGAATAAATAGAATTAACGACGCTCAAAATAAAGCGAAGGAGTTGCAATCTGGTTATAAAGAACTAGAGGAGGCAATTAAAGAGGAAGAGGAGCGAGAGCGTCAATTCACTACTCTTACGAAGGAGATTACTAAACTAACGCATGGCATTTCTCAAAACAATACTAAGATCGCTGGATGTCAGAGACAAATCAGAGATCTTGAATCTGAAATTCAAACTATTACCGAGAACCTTGCAAAC